TCGCCGCCGGGACGGCCTCCTACTTCGCCACGACCGACAACGTGGACGACGGGGACTGCGCGACGGCCGACCAGTCGCTCGCCTTCGACTTCGCCCTGTGGGACAGCGTCGTCAACCTAGGCGCCAGGAACGGGTGCGTGCTCGTGACGGTGCTCTGGGACGGCCAGGTGGACCCGAACGACGACAGCGCCAGCAAGACCCGCTGCCTCGTGCGCTACAACGGCTACCCGGTGGACCGCTTCGAGGGTCTGCCGCTCGAGAGCCTCCAACCGAACCGGCTCGCCTACGCGGGGAATACCATCGCGACCGCGGTCGCGCGGCGCTTCAACGGCGAGGTGTGCGCCATGCTCACGCTCGACCGGCGCAACCGCTACGACGACACCACCGAGCCCAAGGTGTGCACCTTCGACGCGCTCGAGACCTCGTCCGCCGACGCGGACCAGACGGACACCGAGATCGCGCGGATCGAGGCCTACTTCATGTACGGGCGCGGCCTCGGGCGCACGCTTCCACCCAACACCGGCGGCTTCCCGCACTTCTACGGCTTCACGACGCTCTCCGGCTCGCAGGCGAACGGCGGCCCGCCGGCGCCGACCGTCGGCGGCCTCTCGACGCCGCTCTCGAACCTGCTCCTGAACGTGCCGTGCGCGGCGAAGCACGACCTCGGGACCGGGGTGCTCCAGTGGGTGTGCAACGAGTACACGCACCCGGACACGGGCGCGAACCGCGGCGGCATCGGGCACGCGGTCACTGCGCGGCGCGTCGAGAGCGACGGCAAGCTCCACGTGTGGCTCTCGGGGCCTCCGTCGGAGCAATCCACGGCCGGCGACGTGGACGTGAGAAAGATCATCGACAACGGCACGAGCTTCTCGGGCGCGCAGGCGGACGGGGCCTGGCGCCACAAGTTCGCGGGCGGGGCCGAGAACGGCTACGCCTACCCGCGGCTCGCCAGCGACAAGTTCGGGAACCTCTTCTTCCCGGGCCAGAACCTCGGCGGCGGCACGATCCGGCCGCTGCACGTGTTTGGGAAGGACCCCGACGGGAGCGGCGACGCGGACGAGATCACGACGTTCCTCTTCCCCTCGGATGGGAGCCTCGCCTACGGCGTGGCGCTGCCGCCGGACGCGCTGACGCCCGACTACCGGACCGACCTGCCCTCGGGGCCGGCCGAAGTCGTCTACGCCTTCACGGCGGCCGAGGAGCCGGCTTCCCAGGAGTTCGACAGCGTGCACAAGGTCCAGCTCGTGACCACGAGCTCGCAGACGACCGGGAGCCACCAGACCACGGTCACGCTCGGGGTCGTCGATGACGACATCAAGCTCCTGGACGAGGTCGGCGTGACGGTGCCGAGCGGCGGGAGCGGTGCCGTGGACGCGGCGAGCCAGTACGTCACGGCCTTCCAGGCGGACCGCGAGATCGTCGTGATGGACGGGCTCGCCTACAAGGTCTACAGCCCGCTCACCGGCCTCGTGACGGCGCTCGAGGCGACCAGCGCGGGCGAGCTCCCCCCGCGCGCGAAGCTGGGCTGCATGTGGCGCCACCGGCTCCTGCTCGGGCGCTTCGCCGACAAGCCGGGGCGCTACTGCGCGAGCGCCGTGGGCGACATCCGCGACTTCGACTTCAGGCGCGAGCCGCGCATCGCGACCATGGCCTTCGACGCGAGCCTCACGCGCGCGGGCGAGGTCGAGGACAGCATCGTGGGCTTCGCGCCGGCGTCCGACGACCTGCTCTTCGTGCTGGGCACGAGCCGGATCCTGCGCCTGACCGGCGACCCGATGGCGGGCGGCGTGATCGACAAGGTGTCGGACGACCTCGGCGGCACCTTCGGGCGCGCCTGGTGCAAGGACAAGAAGGGCCGCGTCTTCATCTGGGGCAACCCGCCAGGCCTCTACCTGCTGCCGGAGCAGGGCACCGAGATCCAGGACCTGACCGAGTTCACGCTCCAGGACACCGAGTTTGCCGAGATCGACTACTCGACGCACCGGATCGAGCTCGCGTGGGATCCCATCCAGAAGGGCGTCGTGATCGCGCAGGTCGCGCACGGCGCCGCGCTCGCGACGGCGCGCTGCTGGTTCTGGGAGGAGAAGACCCACCGGCTCGTGCAGGGCGGGGCGCTCTGGCCGGACGTTTACTCGGTGCTCGGGAAGCAACCGTCGGCCTTCAGCTACCTCGCGGGCGACACGACGCGCGCGCTGCTCGTCGGCTGTGAGGACGGCTACGTGCGCATGATCGACCCGCAGGCGGCCGACGACGACGGCAGCGCGATCGACTCCTTCGTGGTGCTCGGGCCGCTGAACGACATCGGCGCCCTGATCGAGCAGAAGCTCGTCTCGACGCAGGTCGTGCTGGCCGACGACCAGCAGGGATGCCGGCTCGAGCTCTTCGCGGGCGAAGAGGCCGAGAGCATCGGGCCCATCCTGCAGGCGACCGACTTGCGGCCGGGGCTGAACGACCCGTTCCGGAAGCGCGTGCGCGGGAACTACCTGTGGGCGCGGCTCCGGAGCGCGCTGCCGGGGCGCCGCTGGGCCATGGAGCGCGGCGAGGTCGTGATCGAGGGCACGGCCGTCTCCAAGAACCGATCGACCTGATAGGCTCCCGGCGGGTGGACGAGCGCGAACTACACGACGAGTGGACGCCGCCCGAGTTCTCGGCGTTCCAGCGGATGCACGAAGCGCTGGAGTTCGACAAGCCCACGCCGGAGCAGCGCGAGGCCTTCGCGCGCTCGGTCGTCGCCAGCCTCGGGCTCGTCCTCGGCTACCACAAGGACGCGAACGGCCGACACACCATCTTCATCGACCTGGCCGAGCGATGCGTGTACGTGGTCGGCCACGGGCGAACCGCGGAGGGGGCGATCCTCGACCTCGCCGCCAACCTGGAGAAGTGTCGCAGTGGCTGACCGGAAGCCGAGAAACAAGGCGCTCGAGTCGCTCACCGAGCTCTTCCTGGCGACGACGCCGGCGACGCTGACGCGCACGCCCGAGGACATCCTGCGCGAGGCCAAGGAACACGTGGAGCTCCTCGCGCCACTGCTCCGCGAAGAGGACCGGCGCCAGGTGGAGAAGAACTAATGCCGACCCCGCAAGGTAGAGCCGGAGCCTCGGGCTCCTCGCCGAAGCTCGGCGCGCGCGACCCGCGTGCGCGGCGCAACGCGCAGGGTGGTCTTTCAGATGACGACGTGGGCGACGGCCTGGCGATGGAGAACGGGCGCGTGCGCTTCTCGGGCTTCGACGGGATCTCGCCGCTGCCGGAGGACGCGACGCTGGCCGACGTGATCCGGCGGCTGAACCTGCTGGCGCGGAAGGGGCAGGGCGCGTAGGTGGACAAGCTCCGGCTCTTCATCACGGCGAAGTGCTTCCTGCGGGCCGTCGAGGCCGGCGACGAGCGGCGCCGCGAGAGGTACTTCCGGCTCTGGCGCCGGTTCAAGCCCGAGCACCTCCTCGGTGAGATCTGGGACGTGCTCACGCAGACGCGAGCGCGCTCGTGCGAGTTCTGCATTCCGCCGTCGTGGTTGGACATCCACCGCTCGGTCCCTCCCGACTGGTCTTTGGGGGGAGCGGTCCCTGCCAACTGCACGATGGCGAAGAACTGGCTGGCGCACGTGCAGTTCACCGCCGGCACGCTGTACTCGCCGATCACCGGCAGGCCGGCGTGCATTTGCTGGCGGCGGAGCCGGCGGCGCGCGTGAAGCAGGCGGTCATCATCACCGGTCTGTGCCGCTCGGGCACCTCGGCCGTCGCGGAGGTCTGCCACGTGCTCGGCTTCCCCATGGGGCGCACGTTCGGTGCGCCGATCGCGCCCGACTTCAGATTGGACTGGGAGGACGGCGAGCTCACCCCTTGGATGGCCGACACGGTCGAGGAGCGAAACGCAACGCCCTACTCGATCTTCGGCGAGCTCGCGTGGTTCGACATCGAGGCGCACGTGGCGGTGCGCGTCGCACACTCGCACGGCGCCGGCTGCGGCGGGCGCCTCGGCTTCAAGAGCCCGCTGCTCGCGATCCTGCACCATGAGCGCGAGCGGCTCGAGGCGCGACTCAGCGAGCTCGGGTTCTACGACCGGCTGCTCGTCTGGGTCACGCGCTCGGAGACCGCGATCGAACGCTCCATCGCGCGCCAGCCGGGCGCGGAGGTGCTCCGGCGCTGGAACGGGCTTATCCACGAGAGCAGCGTCCCTCGGAACCACGTGCTGCCCTACGAGGCCCTGGTGGCCAACCCGGCCTTCGAGGTGGGCCGTCTTGCTTCGCTCCTCGGGGTAGAGGATCCTGTGCGCATCAGCCAGGCGGCGGCTCGTGTGGCTCGCCCCTGTTCCTGACCCCGCCTTGCCCCTCATCGCAGCCGCCGCCATCTCCGCGGGAACGAGCCTGTTCCAGGGCTACCAGGCCAAGAAGAGCGAGAAGGAAGCTCGGCAGATGGCCGAGGGCGAGAAGGCCAACGCCCTGAAGATGCTGACCCAGGCGGGCAGCACGGACGCCTTCTTCCAGGCCCTGCAGGAGGCCCAGCTCAAGACCGGCCACAAGGCCGCGCGGGCAGGCTTCTCGGGCGCGCGCAAGGCGACCGAGCTCGGCGCCGACGCGGCGCGCCGCACGGTCCTGAACCAGGGCCAGCGGACCCAGGCGGACGCCACCCAGGCGCTGATCTCGCGGGGGCTCACGGGGACGACCGCCGGCACGGGGGTCGCGAACGACCTCGCCGGCCAGACCACCCAGCAGCTCGCCGCCATCGACCAGCAGCTCGCTACGGCCTTCGCGAACCTCGACCTCGAGGAGGGCGAGCTCGCGGCCGACCAGAGCGAGGAGCTCGCCCAGCTCATCGGCAGCGGCCGGGGCTTCCAGCAGCAGATCGGGCTCATGCGGCCCGACTTCGCGCCGGCGGGCAAGGTCAAGAAGAAGAGCGGCAACTTCTTCAGCAAGGTGGCCTCCTTCGCCCCGGCCGGCCTGATGATGGGCATGTAGCCATGCCCCGGATCTCCTTCCGCGACTACATGACCCCGGGCGCGCGCCCGTGGTGGGAGCACGTGGGGGACGCCGGGACGGCCGTCGCCGCCGGCTTCCTCCAGCACCACAAGGACAAGCGCGAGGACGCCGAGGAGGCGCGCGCGGGGGCCAGGAAGGACCGGGCGCTGGCGATCGAGGAGCAGGAGGCGAAGGCGAAGCTCCTCGCCGAGACGAACCGGGCGACCATCCTCGGGGCGAAGCAGGCCGAGCACGCGGCCGAGGTCAAGGGGGCCGTGGAAGGCCTCCAGGAGCTCGCAGGGCAGAAGCGGGAAGCCGCCGTCCGGAAGGGCATCGACGAGGCCATTCGCTCCACGGGGGGCGCGCTGGGGCCCTTCGGGCTCCTCCGGGCCCAGGCGACGGGCGCGTACAAGGGCGCGACGGCCGTCGAGGCCGAGATGGCGCCCAAGATCGAGCTCGCGCGCACCATGGGCCCGGCCGGGGCGCGCATGTACCTCGAGAAGGAGGCCACCGCCTACAAGCAGGAGGTCCGGGCCGAGGCCTTCCAGAAGGAGGCCGAGGCCGTGCTCGACGGGGTCGCGGACGGGGTCATCACGCCCGAAATGGGGCAGTCGATGGTCGAGGCGCTCCAGACCGCGCTCCAGTCGAACGGGAGCCCGGGCATGGTCCACCGGCAGGTCGCGAAGGCCTACGACCTCCACGCGAAGGTGCAGAAGCGCCTGGCGGGCTGGGAAGAGGCCGACCGGAAGGCCGGCGAGCTCATCGCCATGCTAGAGAAGATGGCCCAGCAGGCCGAGCCCAGCACCACGGCGCGCCAGACCCTGCTCGACATGGTCGGCAAGGCGAAGGGCGAATGGGGCCGCACCCAGGTCCCGAGCTTCCGCGAGAAGAGCGACGGCGGGGCCTCGCTGGCGGGGCTCGAGGCGATCCTCTTCGGCGCGCAGGCCGCCAACGAGGAGATGCCGAGCGGCATCGAATACAGCGAGCCGCCGCCGCCGGTGCCGAACCGTGAGGAGCTCATCGAGGGGATCTCGAACATGGGCGGCGGCCACCGCGACCTGCGCGGCGCGCGCGCCGCGGCGCCCGCGCCCGCGGCGGGCGGGCCCGGGAAGGCCCAGCAGCCGCGCGCCCAGACCCGGGTCACGCCCGCGACGCGCGCGAAGGTCACGCAGTCGGTCGACACCCACGTGTTCGCGAACGGCCAGGCGGCCGTGACGCCCGGCCAGGGCCAGGCCGAGGCCATCCGGAAGCTACGGCGCGAGCTCGCCGAGGAGCTCGGGCTCGAGGTGACCGACCCGTTCCTGGACGGCGCGCTGACCGCGGCGCTGGCCGCGCTGAAGCGTGGCGACCTCGAGGCGCCGCGCGCGCTCCAGAAGCTCGGCCGGCCGCGCGGGAACGTGCTGCAGGGCGAGCCGCTCGACCTTCCCAGCTCGCGCGGCTTGCAACCGGCCGGCCGGGAGAGTCTCTAGGGGCTCGTGTCCCGGGTCATCTACTTTGACACGTGGCGCCGCGCCACCCAGGGCTTCCGCGCGCGCGTGGCCGTCACGCTCACGGAGAGCCTGATCTTCGCGCGCATGTACGTGGCGTGGGCTGACGCCCAACTACCGCCCCTGCCCCACCTCGCTTCGGAGGACTGCTGATGAAGCTCTTCGAGATCCCGCTGCCCGAGGGCGACGTCCAGGGCATCGACATCGGCTACCGCGGCGACAACCGCACGAAGCTGAACCCCGAGGACTGGCTCTCGCGAGGCTTCGACGGGGTCCGCCTGATCGGCAAGGGGATCGGGAAGACCCACCTGATCGCCGAGGAGGGCTACCACAACTCGACGCTGTTCGTCGGGCCGCACAACGGCGTGGTGTCCCTCGAGTCGTGCACGCTGCACGTGGCGAAGTCGAAGGCCTGGCACCAGGGGCTCGCGCTGCAGGAGCACTACCCCAAGTTCATGCAGCGCGCGCGCGACATCGAGATCGTCGCCGACGGGACCAACCCAGACGGCGGCCGGCGCGTGTGGGGCCTCTTCCCCTACCAGGCGGACCAGGACCTCGAGGACGTCACCTTCCACACCGCCGACCTCGCCGAGCACGCGAGCTACTGTCACGGCGGCTTCGCGAAGACGGGCCTGCGCTGGAACCGCGTCACGGTCAACGGCGCCGGCTCGCAGGGCTGCAAGGTCCGGTTCGCGCCGAACGAGGGCCGCTGGGCCCGCGGGGCGAAGATCGTCGTGACGGACAGCTCCTTCAAGGGCTGCGGCCAGACGTGGGGCTGGCGCGGCGGCGGCGGCATCGTGCTCGAGGCCGGCATGTCGAACGTGCTCGTCGAGCGCTGCGGCTTCTACGGGCGCCCGGGCGAGTTCCGGCACCTGATGATCGACGACGGGGCCGGCGCGTTCCGCGGCTTCGACAGCGTCGGCGGGGTGAAGCCCTTCGCCAACGGCATCGTGATCGTGAACGCCTGCGGCTTCATGGGAGGCCCCGGGAGCGAGAGCTACAGCCCCATCATGCGCGTGGGTTCGACGGCCCAGACGCCGACGTGGCCGACCGCGAAGGCCGTGCTCGTGCAGAACAGCGCCGTCTACGGGACGCGCGTGCTCGGCCAGTTCGGGCAGATCCCCACGGGCAAGCTCAAGGTCGCGGGCTGCAACACGCCGCAGCTCAAGGACATCGCCAACGCCTACGGCTTCGACACGCGCGCCGAGGCGCAGCTCGTCGGCCCGAGCGGCACGTTCGTCCCCTTCAGCGCGGGCGTGGCCAGGTGACCGGAACCCCCGAGCAGTGGATGGCGGGCGCCTCCATGGCGGTGTCGCTCGCCGTGTTGGTCTTCGGCGCGATCCAGTACCGGGCGGTGGCGCGGAAGGAGTACGTGGACGAGCTCTCGCACCGGATCGAGGACTGCGAGAAGCGCCACGAGACGGCGACGGCCTCGTGGCAGGAGTGCGAGCGGGAGCGAAACCGGCTCACGACCCTGACCGTGGGCCTGATCGCCGACATGCGCAACCTGACCGACGAGCGCCTACGTGGCTCCCCGCCGCCCGCGGGTGAATCCGGATCCGTCGATCGCTAGGCTCCGGGGCATGAAGAACGCCCTTCTGCCCGTCTACCTGTTCATCGCGGCGGCCCTGGTCGCGGCCTTCGCCATCTCCTGCCTCTCGCAGCCGCAGTTCGACGCCGGCCGCGAGCTCGCCCAGGCGGCCGTCACCGCCACCGACCCGGCGAGCCCGGGCGGCGCGGCCGTCACCACGGACGAGGAGGCCTACCTGAAGCTCGCCTACGAGCGCCTGCGCGGCGCTGAGGGGTACGACTGGGGCCAGCTCGGCACCAGCGTCCTCGCGTCGCTCGCGGCCGTCTTCCCGGCGCTGCGCCTGCTCCCGAGCCGGCTCTTCCTCGGCACGGCACCGGACCCGGACGTCCAGCGCGCTGCAGGGCTCCCGGTCCTCCGCGCTGCAGGGCCCCCGGTTCCCGGGTAGCGCCGCGTGCCCGTCCGCCTGTACGGCGGCGCTGCTGAGCTCTTCGTCGCCGAGGACCGCGAGCTCTTCATCGTCGGCGGGGCGAGAACGGGGAAGTCGAACGGTGCCCTGACGAAGGCCAAGTTCGTCGCGCACACCTACCCAGGGTCGCGCCAGCTCTTCGTGCGCATGACGCGCAAGAGCCTGAGCGAGTCGATCCTGCCGGACTGGGAGAACAAGATCCTCGGGCGCGAGCACCCGGCCATCGGGCGCGCGCGCCGCACGAACCGACCGGCCTACTACTTCCCGAACGGGAGCGACGTCGTCCTGGGAGGCCTCGACGACCCCGAGGGCTTCCTGTCGGCGGAGTTCGATCGGATCTACGTCTTTCAGGCCGAGAAGCTCCCCGACCAGAAGCCGTGGGACACGCTCCTCACGCGCCTCTCGGGAGCGGCCACGCCCTACTGTCAGATCCTCGGGGACATCAACCCGGGCTCGGACCGCTCGTGGGTGCTGAAGCGCGCGCGCAGCCTCGTGTGCTTCGCCTGCGGCGTCGTCCAGGACGACCAGAAGGCTGTGCAATGCCAGAAGTGTGCGCGCGAGAACCTCGGGCGCGTGAAGTGGATCGACAGCCGCCACCAGGACAACCCGCGCTGGTTCAACCACGCGACCGGCGAGTGGACGCCCGAAGGGCGCGAGTACCTGATCGGGACCCTCGGCCGCACTCGCGGCCTGCAGCGCGCGCGCCTGCTCGAACACAAGTGGGTGAGCGAGGAGGGTCTGATCCTTGAGGAGTTCGACCCGGCCGTGCACATGCTCGGCGGCGAGCTCAAGAACGACTCGAGCCGCGGGTGGCTGCTGCACGTCCGGCACGAGGCCTGGAGCGAGGACTCGAAGGACCCCATGCGCCGCACGCCGGTTCCGATCGACTGGTTTGGCGCCGGCTACGATTGGGGCTTCGACCCGGATCCGGGGGCGCTGCAGGTTTGGGCGCACGACCGCTACGGGCGGCGCTTCCTCGTGTTCGAGTGCGGGCGCCTGAAGTGGCAGATCGACCAGTGGGCGCAGCTCGCCGAAGACCTGTGGAAGGAGTTCCGCTTCCGCTACATCGCGTGCGACCCGTCCATGCCGGCCATCATCGACGCCTTCAACCGGCGCCTGACGCCCTTCACGGGCCGCGGCGCGCCGGCCATCGCCATCGGCGCGGACAACCGCGTGCGGAGCAAGAAGGACGACATGGTGCTCGCGGGCATCGACCTCATGCGCTGGGGCCTGCGGGATCCGAAGGGCGTCGTGCGCACGTTCCTGCTGCGCGACGCGGCGCGCGACGGGGTGGATCCGCAGCTACGTGAGGAAGGCCGTCCCTGCAGCGCCGAGGAGGAGATCGGCTCCTGGGTGTTCGGGACGAAGAAGAGCACGGGCGAGGTCACGGAGAAGCCCAGCGAGGACTGCGACGATCACTTCGTCGCGGCCTGGCGCTACGAAGCCGGCGAGGGCTGGGGCAAGGGCCGTGGCGAGAAGCTCGGCGCGGTGCAGCAGTACCCGGAGAAGTCGCTCGGCGCGGTGCTGAACCACGCGAAGAAGCTCGAGCGCGCTAGGGCGAAGGACCTGCGGTAGATGCGGTCGCGGCCAGCAGCGCGTCGAGGGCGGCGCTATCCATCACTGGCACTCCTTCATCTCTTGGTAGATGCGGATCATGGCCACGAGGTCCTGCTCCATCGCTGCGCGGTCCGCGCGTCGCAGCACGTCCGAGATCATGGCGTGTCCGAATGCGCCGGCCGGACCGATCTCCTTGTACGCAGCGAGCAGTTCGCGGCAGCGCTCCTGCTCTTGCGGATAGGCGTCGCCGAGCGTGTTGACGGTGGAGTCGCTCACTTGCCTTCCTCCTGCGCCGCTGCGCGCCTGGAGGACTCGGAGACTGGATCGTAGGTCGCCGCGAAGATGTCCGCCTTGCACGGGTACACCTCGCCCTTGACGCCGGTAATGAGCATCTCGCCTCGGTTGAAGCGCATGGTCCCTTCCAGCGTCGGGATCAGGTAGCAGTCGTCGGTCTCGTGTGTGATCGGCTGACCCTGGTAGGTGAACGACCACGGCATTCCGTTGATGATGTTGGCGCCGCGCGTTCTGCCGTGCTCCACGAGTTCCTCGAACGTGATGGCCTCGATCTCTACGGGCTTCTTGCGGTACTTCATTGGGTTACCTCTCCTTCGTTTCTTCCGCGCGCGCGGACAGGCGGTCCATCTCTTCCTTGGCAACGCACGCGGCGCATTCGCCGCAGTGCCATTTTGGGTACGCTTCGTGGGCGGCCCAGCATCGGTGGCTGGCGATCATGCGCAGGGCGTCGAGGGCGGGGCCGAAGCGGGCGCGGAGCGCGGCGTCCACATGAATCCAGGGTTGAAACGCCAGCTTCTCAGCGACCTCGGCGAACACGTCCGCGCGCGCCGGCTCGGCGGTGGGCGGCTTCGGGTCGTTCTGCGCGGATGGGTGCCTCACGCGCAGGCTCGGCTCCTGCGGCGCGGCGGGAGCGGCGCGTAGCGCAGCGTCGGTGAACAGGCAGTCGCCGCTGTGCCCACGGAACTTCACGCACGCGAGCGGCGGGCGGCGCACCGAGTAGGTCTGCACTCCGTTGCAGCGATGCGTCTCCGCGTCGCCTTCCGCAGGGCGGGCGGACTGCAAGCGGAATAGCTCCTTGCGCAGGCCAACCATCTCGTCAGCCTCGCGTCCCGAGCCTCCGCAGATGCACGGTAGGCCAGAGACAGGAACACCAGTGCCGGCGCACACGGAGCACGCCCTCCGCTCCGCCTGCCGCTCGGCGAGGAGGGCGAGCGCGAAGTCGGCGAGGATGCCGAGCAGGTACCCAACCTGGTTCTCTTCCAGGCTTTCCATCTCGCGGATGGAGCGGCGGTCCTTGGCCCACCACGCCCGCGCCCGCTCCAGCAGCGCCGCGCGCGAGAAGGCAGCCGGAGGCGTCGCGGTCGGGATGCCCTCGGCCTCGTTGCCCGACACGGGCTGAGTGGCCAACGCCTCCGGCTGTTCGTCCTGTTCCTTGCTCGGCGCGGAGGCGAGGGCGGCAACCGCACGCTCGCACGCCTCGGCTGCATCACACCCGCCGAGGACGCGCTGCACAATTTCAGGGCTGTGTGATCTCTTGAGGG